GAACCATTGAAGGTTTGCTCAATGGCTTCCATTGAGAAATTTGTGTGACGACGGTAAACTACTTTGAAGAAAGTAATTTGTGGGTTACCAGTAAGGTAAATATCTTGGGCACCATAAGCTACAAGTTGCATTAATCCTCCTCCCATTGTATAAATCTATACTAGAAAAAAAATTAGCGTTTAAAACATTCGAAATTTGTACACATTGGAAAATGTAGTAACTACGACTAATAAATACATTTAATAAATACTTCTGATAAATATATGTATTTATCAGATGAGATGCGCGTTTTTTGTTTTATACATTTTATACATTTTTATAAAATTATTTTAAGTTTTACACTAAGCTGTGAGTGTAGACTTAATTGCTGTAAGCAAGACCACCCATACCGCTCATGATGCGGAGGACGTTGTAATTGGTAGCGTATACACGAACCTTGGCATCTACTGTCGACGATACACTGGCGGCGGTGAGGGTAAGTTGAAGAGTGGCATTGTCGATGCGGGACATGTTGCATGTACCAGAGGGTTGGTGTTCCTCAGGCTTGAGACCAAACGAGTAAACGTTGATACCAGTCTTGGGGACATTGGTGTGGTGTTGGTAAGGTTGGACAAGATTGAAGTAACGACCCATGCGCTCCGAGAATCTGTCGTGACCATTGAGTTGGAGCTTGGCAATTAAGACAGGATTTGCACCAGCTGAATCGGTGTAATTGAATCTGTCCGAGGCACCGGTAAGAGTGTCGAAAACATCATCTCTTTGGACAACCCACACAAGTTCCTTACATGGGTGATTGAAGTTGAGCTTGATCTTGTTGCTGAGGCTCGATACTGATTCATCACCAGTGAATTGGACTTGTTCAATAAGGTATTCGTGCGAGACTTGGGCAAATCTGCGGCGTTCATCAGTGTCAAGGTAGATGTAATCTACGTAAAGCGACGCAGCCGAAAGCGAGGCGGAGACACCCGTGGTGACGATTTCCGAAAGAGCACGGAATTCAATGTTGATCTTGACCTCGTGGTATTGGAGAGCAATAAGAGGGAGGGCAAGTCCAGGGTTGCGGCAAAACCAGAATTCAAGGGGAATGTAAAGGTCAGTTTCCGCCGATTCAGCGCCGAGAGCGGCACCAGTCATGAGACCGTAACCAACCTTCTTTCCGGCTTCTTGTGAAAGTTCGTTCCAGATGTGCATCCAGTCACCATAGTGTTTGTCGATGCGTTGACCACCGATTTCAACTTCAGCGTACTTGATAAGAGCTTGGCCAAGATTTGCGGCGAAAGACTTGCCCGAAGCCAGCTCGGGCACGGTGACTTGAAGGTAAACCTTGTGCATAAGATCACCATTACGTGAAACAGTACATGTTACACGTTTGCCGAAATCGGCAGAACCATTGAAGGTTTGCTCAATGGCTTCCATTGAGAAATTTGTGTGACGACGGTAAACTACTTTGAAGAAAGTAATTTGCGGGTTACCTGTAAGGTAAATATCTTGGGCACCATAAGCTACAAGTTGCATTAATCCTCCTCCCATTGTATAAATCTATACAAGAAAAAAAATATGGATTTAAAACATTCGATATTCACAAATATTAAAGAATTCTCTATTATTATTACTATTAATAGAACAAATATGTATTACGATATAGAGTATTACGAGAAATTGTATGCAATTCGTATGGATATAATAAAAAAATATAATATTAGTACTTTTCATTTGTTAGAAAGTTTAAAAAATACTATTTATACAAATGAAACAAACTGCGAAACTTCTCTTTTAACATTTTTTAATAAGAATTATGTATTCATAGTGATTGGAGAACAATGTATGATTGTACCTAAATTATGTGCAATTAGATGGGGATATTTTGAAGCAATTATAGAAAGATGGACTGAATGCATCTCGCATACCCAAGTGATTGATATTACTACATTACTAATAGACTCAAATATATTAAAGGATGTCTCTTATAAACACTACACTAAAGATATACTAAAATGCTTATATGAATCAAGAATGTGTCGTATTTATTGTTGGAGCAAAAAACAATCAGAATATTATAAACCATTATTGGATTTATTAATTCCTCCAAAAGATTATTGGGAATATAGTCCTCCCGTTAGCAACTATAACTTTGGATTTTGGAATCCAGCAACAACATTATTTACGCCATCTGCAGTTGAGAATCAAGATGAACTCACGGAACCGAATCCAGAAGAACATCTACTTAATGACCCCGAAAATCCCCAAACAACCGCCGACGACGCCCTCGAAACCGTCGCAGATTAATAATTTAAATATACGATAACATTAAGATTATTATGACATTTAATGTGTCTTTTTATGATCAGCGAAGCTCAATAGTTTCGGTGTCGCTTGAGGCGTCAGAATTCGACTCTGTACATCAATTAAAATCAAAGCTATGTATTCTTCCATCACCTATAGCGAATTCTCCAGATGATATTTATTTATGGATTGATGAAAAGAATTCTCCGTTCATTAAAAATGGTAAAAACTCAAATTATAAAGGGCATGATATTATTGGACGAAAAAATATTAATTGCACAACTCGTGCTGAGCTAAAGCTATGTACAGCTGACTGTGCTAGTTGGGTAAAAGATTGGAGTCGTATAAAAAGTATTCCTTTATCTTTAGACACAATTAATAACATAAAAAAACATTCAACTAGTGTTACAAAAATTGAATCTATTAAAATTCCACCATCGAAACTTAAAGAGAAATTTCACGCTCATACCGCAATTTTGGCTGATATCATTCAAAAAAAAGATAATATAAATTTAGAAAGGTTATTTAACAAATTTCAATTAAACAAAAATATACCCATTTGTAGGTATACAAATTTAGATAAAGTGCAGACAAAAATTTATTCCCCAGCAATAAGTTGTTCAAATTTTAATGAAAAATTCTGGGCACGATTTCCTTCAGAACCAGGTGTTAAACAAAAACATTTACAATTTAAATTTGAATTTTCAAAATGTACTGTCTATATTTCATTAAATATTGACGGTAACCTTGCAATAGCATGTCATTCTGAGATTGTAAGTTATACAGATGAAGATAAATGGAAAAAAATATATAAAAATATAGTTAATTGGATTATTGAACCAATCAATAATATTATAGAAAATAGTATCGAAAATTATTCATTTGAAAATCTAAAATACAGAAATATTATAACTTCAATTTATTTGAAAAAAAATGTTAATATCAATACAGATTTACTTGAACAATTCTATTCAAATATTCCATTTTTCACATACGATATAAAAAATGAAAAAAAAAGAATGAAATTTATTAAAATATCTGACTATCAAAGTTCAGATAAACGTATTGATATCGCCCGAGAAGTCTTCGCGCACGGCCTTGAGGAAAATGTCCTGGTAGAACGACTAGGAATTCTATTTATGATATCAGAAAAAAATGCACGTTCCGTCCTCAGCTCTGCCGCCTCGTTGAGCTCGGCACCGCCGACACAGCCCGCCGGAAATATATTTCATATATCTTTATCCGATTCCAATAATATTAGAATAATTTATTATGGTAAAAAATTTAATGAAATTGAATACGCTACAAAAATAATAAGAAAAATTTTATGGGAAGGGCGTCGCAGGACGTCGCAGACGTCGGCCGCTGTCACACAGGACGCCACGCTCGCGCAGCAAGATGACGAGGAATTAGATGCATTTCTTGATAGCATTGATAGTAGTGAAGATCTCGTTTTCGAAGATGATGATATTCTGGACGACGACGAGCGCGAGCTCGACGAGCACGCCGGGCCACCACCAACACTAGTCGACGAAGTGAGTGACGACGACGACGACGACGACGCGGTGGCACCGCCCTCAAAAATTAAAGTAAGTAAAAAAAATAATATTATATTACCCGCTGTTCCACAAAAACGCCAAGATATTGAATTTGATCTACCACCTATTAATTGGGATTTAACAAAAACAAAAGCCCAAAATGTACGCGAGTATCGCTCAAAAAGAATTAAGTATTATGATCCCGATTTGTATAGTCAAGTTTTCACACTCACTGGCGAAAAAACTAGTTCCGGAAGGGGTTCATCTTTCATAACTTCGTGTTATCCAACTTCAGCACATCCAATTGCATTTAACAATGGTGAACATGAAGAAATTTTAAAAAGATTAGAAGATTACGAGAAAAATGCAGGTTCAGAAATTAAAAGAATTTTAGACTTTAAGGAATATAGAAATATATGGTATTTATCATGTGAATGTATCTGTTTAAGATGCATGATACCACTTGGAGAAAAAGAACTTTTGGCTAATGAAACATGCCCTATTTGTAAAAAGAACGATTATACTATTATAAATACGAAGCGCAATCCAGGTAATTTTATTAAATTAGTGCCACAGGATTTAATTGTCAAAACGCAAAACAATGAAGAACAAGCCGGCGCTTTTCCATGTAGAAGAAAACGCGAACAAAAGAAAAAAACTCTTAAATCAAAATCTCTTTCAAAAAAGAAATCTACTAAAGACATTTATGTACTTAAAACAACATCATTTCCATTAGCAAAAAACAAATTGGGTGATTTACCTGAAAATATGCATAAAATGTTTCAAAATACTGCACAACTATCTTATGGCAGTTTGCCAAAAATAAAAAGTGAATTCTATCTTAGACAAGGTATTTATGATGATTTTAACCAAGCATTGCAAAATTCATTTTTTAAAACAATTGCATGGCTTGCTGAATTATCTGAACAAGAATTAAAAAAATTAATAATCAAAAATTTGTCTGTACCTAAACAATTAATAAGAACATGCTCGGGTCTACTCCTGAATATGTTTTCAACACCCTGCGCCTGCGTTGGCTACACCGAATGGTTAAAAAAATACAATATTTCTGATACACAACTACACAAAAAAGCATTTACTTCATATCAAAATATTGTTAATTTTATTAACGATAAAGATATTAAACATAATCACACTATTTGGTGGGCTATACTATGTTCACCTGGTGTAATATGGACAAACGGACTCAATTTATACCTTTTTAATATTTCAATATCAAATGATGGTTCATCTAAAGTTCAGTATATATGTCCATATAATGGCGAACCTTATTATTATCATTATGGTGATGGATATGAAAAAACAAAAACAGCATTTATTACTTTTAGATATTCCAATAATTCAATTGTTTATGAACCAATTGTCAAATGCTCTTACAACTCTAAAATAAATACAAAATTGTTCGATAGCAACGAAATATGGGAATTAGTTGCGCCATTAAGGATCCATTCCGGAATTTCATATCCAAATAAATATATAAATTATTTAAGGAACAATAATTATATTAAAAATCCATTATCCTATCAACAACTTAAACGTATTCTTAAATTTATTAAAATCAAAATATATGCTCAAATAATTAATGAACTAAACCAAATAAAAGGTGTTTTAGTTAATTATAAAAAATATAGCTACTATATTCCCGTATCAATATCGTCACTACCCAATGAACCAAAATTACTTATATTAGATAAAATGCCATTCGATAATTTACCACCTTTTAATGAAGCAATATCTTTCTATACTTTCTTAAAAAAATATAATATTAAATCGAATCCACTAGAATATACTGTTAATTATAGCAATAATAATATTAACGGATTAGTTTTAGAAACAAATGACATTGTCCCAGTTGCAGAAACACCACCTGGAAGTCATAATATTATTAATCTCAAAAAAAGTAATAAAACAATATATACGCGAAATATATTTACAAGCGATGATGACAGAATCAAATACATAAATAAATTTAACAAATTTTGGTCAGAATATGATAAATTTGTAATGAAAATTTCGAAATCTCTCGGAAATCGCGCGCGCGGCGCGAAGGCGCCGGACCTGGCAAAAGTTGCCAAACCAAATAGTGAAATAGAAAAGGAATACTTGTCTATACTATTAAAAGAATTTAACTATAATTATTCAAGAAGGGAAGATATATTTACTTCTAGAACTCCTAGTTTTTTGGATTCCCTGAATAAGGGTGGTAACGATTCAATAACATTCTATGATAATGAATCAAAAGAACAATACATAAAAAACAAAATAGAACAGGAAAAGTACAAAAAGTATATACCTAATCTCGATATAGATAATAGTAATATTATATTAGATAAATCAGACTATTTAACCACAAATTCAGGCACAAATTTGCCAACAAAATGGCAAAATATATTGCTAAGAGATTTTAAATATGATAACTTAAATCCTCATGCATGGATTACTAAAATAGCACCTCATAAATTTCATAAAAAACTTATTGAATTTCAAAATAAATATGATTGGTTAAAAATTTCAAATTTACTAAATGTAGGTATTATACTATTTAATATTAGCAGTGTTAAAGCTGTCATACCAAATTCAAATAATTACCAATTTTTTATCTTATTCTATAACCATAATAATAAGCATTATCCAATATTCTTAAATAGGTCTAATAAAAATGAAAATAATGCATTTAACATAAAATCATCTGAATTATCTACAGAACTTTTAGATATTTTAGGCCTCGACGGCGCCCCGCGCCTTCAGCCATCACCATCGCCATCACCATCACCATCACCATCACCATCGCCATCACCATCGCCATCGCCATCTCCATCGCCATCTCCATCGCCTAAAACATCAATTACATATTGTAAAATCTCAGAAAAATCAAAGAATAGAAAACATTGTGTTGTCACCAATAAAGAAAATGAAAATGATATTGACAATTGTATTTTTAATGAGAAAACGAAAAGATGTAACACCACACCAGAGGCTACGCATGTTGCATCTTTAAAAAGTTATTGTAAATTATCCGAAAAAGCAAAAGACAAAAAGAAAAAACATTGTGTTGCTACACGTATTAAAGAAGAAAACGATACAGAATCATGTCATTACAATGACAAAACAAAAAGATGTAATACTAGAAAACATAAATAATCATAATATGGAATTATATTTGTGAACATTTATTGTTGGTTTAGATGACTTTGTTTTAAATGCAGAGGGATCCCATTGACGGTCACTCTCGCTTCCACCACCTTCACCATTGTAATTTCTATTACTATAATTCCAAACTTCTGGTTTTCCTAATCTAAATGGCGGGTGACTTGTTGCTTTATACCAAAATACTTGTTCATCAATGCGATTACTTTGAGCATTGTTATTAATTACAAGACATTCGTAATTTTCTGTACATTGATCCATAATTTGACAAAAAACTTCAAAATTTGGAAACATGCCCGCATAACACTCATATAATCTTTTACGATTTTGAACAATATTTTCTCTTAAAATAAATACATAGTCTATATTTGTTCTTAAATTTGGTGGTATACCGAGCGCATATTGCATTGTAATAATAAAAAACATTTTGAAATGTCTTCCATTCATAAATAAAGAACGAATATGTTTTGATCGCGTCCAAGAATTGTCATATAAACAGTCGTCTAATATTAAATAAGCACTTGGATTTATTAAAGCTGCATTATGACCACCGTGCCTTTTCTTATGTATTAGTCTCTCTTGACGTGTTAATACTCTTTGTATTATCTCTTCATTATATTCATTATGAATAAATATTGGAGGAACCATATTTCCATAAAAACAATTTGCAGATTCAGTTGCTGATATTACAGTTCCGACTGGTATTTGACGATGATACCATAATAAATCTTTTACTAAAAAACTTTTACCAGTATTTCTTTTACCAATCATAACTACAACTTTATCGGGTGCTATCGAAGACATATCGAATTTCTTTAGTTGAAGTTTCATGTACATAGAGAAGGAAAAAAAATGAAGTCATTTAACACTAATCGTATATATATAATTTATAACTATGAGTGGTGAAATAATTCGAAAAAATACTAGTTTAATATTGTCTGAAATTATTAATGACCATAAAATAACCACTAATTTAGAAAGAGGAGTTTATAACTTTACAATATGGAAAGCGAAACAAAGACATGAACCATGTACATGGGACAATATTAATTTTGTTAACATTTATAAGAACAAATTGAAACAAGTATGTGCAAATCTAATTCCAAGTTGTTATGTTCATAATCAAAATCTAATTCATAAATTAAAGAAAGGTGAATATTATCCACATGAGATCGCATTTCTACCACCAAACAAACTTTATCCTGAAAGATGGGAAAAGATTGTTCAAGAAAAAAACAAAAGAGATGCTGTTATTTCCGAAATAGATTTTGGACAAGCGACTGAGCAATTCACATGTGCTAGATGTAAAGGTACCAAAACAACTTACTATACAATGCAGACAAGAAGTGCAGATGAAGCCGAAACAGTATTTATAACATGTCTCCAGTGTGGAAGAAGGTGGAGAAAATAAAATGGTCTCAAAATAAAAAATTCATAGTATAATTAATACTAATGTACGAAATACTATATTCTATTGCTATTTTCAGTATAATATCATATATTTTTTATTCCTGGTATAATCCAAAATTGGTATATGTTCGCTCACGCGTAGATAAACAAATTTACGTTGTTCGTAATTCGCAAGATAAACAACAAGCTGCCGACTTACTTGCAAATGTCAGTAAAAGACTACACAAATTAGTGTCAAAAATGTCTGAAAAATACGGAAAATCTCACTCAGGTGTAAATTTATTAAAACAAAGATTTAAAGGTCATGAAATACGAGAATCTTTACCTAAAGCAAATCAAACAAGTTACAGTCTTAATAAAGGAGAAAAAATTGTACTTTGTATACGTGCTAGGAATAGCGCTAAAACATTAACTGATATAAATACAATTACATTCGTTGCTCTACATGAAATGGCTCACGTAATGACTGTGTCAATTGGTCACAAAAAAGAATTCTGGGAAAATTTCCGATTTATATTGGCACACGCTATAAAATGGAAAATTTATACACCTGTTAACTACAATGCATCCCCTAAACCATATTGTGGAATAAAAATTACAGATACACCCCTTAAAACGAACGACATTTCAAAATATTTTCAGTCTTAGTCGCTATAACGACGACTTTTTTTTTAAATTAATAGTATATGTCAAAATATACTTTAAAACGCCGCGGTCAGCAAGGTGGACCGCGGTCTCGCACACGCGAGACAGAACAGAATGATAATATATTCTTTTACAACGACACATCTTCATTAGAATGTCCTATCACTTTTGGTATATTTTATGACCCGGTAATTGCTGAAGATGGTCACACATATGAAAAATGGGCAATACTTAAATGGTTTGAAAATAATAACCGTTCACCTAAGACAAACAAACAGATTGGAAACTGTTTGATTTCAAATACAGCTTTAAAAATATTAATTGACCAAATCAAAGAATCACAGCCCGAAATTGTTACATATAGCGAAGACTTTCTTAATAAAGCAAAACTAGCAAAAGAAATTAAATTAAATACTCCAAATTCTATACGTGATAAACTCAGGGTCGCAATTCCGCGACAGACATCCGCGAACGGCTCGTCGTTCGAGACACCACGTGGCATTCGTCTAAGACGAGCAGACCTCCAAGCAGAACTTGATAAAATACTTTTCTCTTCACACACACATTCTACACACGTCGCCGCCGACGGCGCGTAAACTTTTTACATCCAAGTTTTCTACCTATTTTCACAGCCTTTTTACTTATTTTTTTAAATGAATATGGACGGCGGCTACGTGGGCGGCGTCTCGATGCACGTGTTTCAGCTGTATCAGCCCAAAATTTTGACGCAATTATTCCTTTACAATCATAATTACCATTTTTATCGCATACTGGATACTTTAATTCATCTGGTTTTAAAAAACATTCCTTTCTAAGAGCCAAGCGCTCTTCTTTTTTTTCTGGTTTTACAGACCCCCAACCGGCCGCAGACAATGCATCTTTATTATTAACCATTAATAAGTATAAATTTAAAAAAACAATAATCAATTTAAAATGAGAAATTCATTATGAGGCCATGTGTGTGTCTTTACCCCTGTAGTGCTTGTTGTAAAATTGTTCAGTGGTACGACAGTGCAATGTATTTATTACATAATCCAAATGCTTACTTAAGAAATTATGTTTTTTTATTCTTATGTGAAGATTGTTTTGTTGATTCAATATTTCAAAGTTTCAATATTTTTGATAATATGTTTAATAACGGACTAGTAAATGATGATTTTGGTATACCAAATAATTTAGATATAGATCAATTTATTAATAATCCACACTCAGACGGACCGATTCATGAAGAAGCTCGCAAGAAATATTTTTACATTGATGATAACCTAAAAGCTTTGTTAACACAAGATAATACATATCTAAAGAATGTTCGCTGGAACAAAGAATCTGATGAAGATTGGGAAATAGGACATCGATTTAATAATTATAAGTATGCATTTTCTTTCTTTATTAACAATTATGAGCCAGAATTAGAGTTCATACCCGTTTTACTAAGAACTATTACTGAAAACTATAATATTCCACTCTTATTTGATAAGAAATTTATTGATTATGCAATAGCAAATTCTAAGCTTTCAGAAAAAGAAAAATCATACTTCAACAACAAAAGAATACACAAATTGAGAATAGATTATATGAATTTAGAAAGACTAATGCCAAAAGATATTTTTGAATTATTATTAGAGTATTAATCATTATCCCTGCGGCAATCTGGCTGCACGAATAAGTATTAACAATAATCCAGCTATAGAAAGATTACACATTATTCCAAACATAGTAAATAATTGAAATATAAATCCTGCTCCACCAGATGTGAAGAGAGCAAACATAATCAAAAGTCTCGCAAACAATTCAATAAGATTTAAAGAATAATATGTAAAAAGTGCAAATATATTATATGATATAATTGAATAATATCCAGTTAAAATTGATACTAATGATATTAAATATCCTAATTCACTAAAATACCATAATAATGCTAATACTGTCATAAAATTGTAAGTATTTGCAAAAATTAGACATATATATACATTTCTACGATTATCTCCATTTGGGACAATACCTTCAACACTAATAGCACTTATACATATTTGAGCGAAGTTTTGATTATCATTTTGATTATCATTTATCAAAATATTAACGGTACCCATAGGTATTTGCAAAACTTCATCATCATTCGTGTCAACAATTGAAGCCAACGGATGCATACATTAAATTTAATATATCAAATAATACTTATGTGTTAACGGCGACGTTGCCCTTGGCGACCTTGCAGTGATGGCAAAAAAATGAATATTATTTTTATGTATAAATAGAATACAATTAAAATAAACTATATTTACTAATGTCTAAAATTTGGAATAGCGAATTTGTTCAAGCTCTTGATGAATTAGAAGACATAAATAAAAATAAGGGAGATATCTTCAGAGCAAGAGCATATAAAACAGCAGCTGATGCAATTTTACTTATTACAGAAGATATATATTCGGTTGAACAAATTAAAGATAACCCAGGTATTGGTAAAACTATATATACTAAATTGAAAAGCCTTGAAGAAACCGGTAAAATAGACGCGATTGAAAATGAAAAAGGTAATGTTTTACATCAATTATGTAAAATCTATGGTGTTGGTCCAAAAAAAGCAATCGAATTATCAAAAAAGGTTTCATCTATAGAAGAATTAAATACTAAACCAGAACTGTTAAATAACAAGCAAAAAATTGGTTTAAAATACTTTCACGATATATTAAAACGAATCCCACGTACAGAAATCTATGAATACAATAAAATTATACAACAAATATTGCCAACAGATTCTAAAGCAGAAATTGTCGGTAGTTTCAGACGAGGCGCATCTTCATCTGGTGATATTGATATCATATTTACAAGTGAATATCCAGAAGATTTCGATACATTTCTCGATAATGTATATAATAAAGGTATTATATTAGAATTCCTAAGTCGTGGACAAAAAAAAAGTCTAACGATTGGAAAATTAAGTGGCACAAATGCTGTGCCAAGAAGAATTGATTTTCTATATGCTCCGCCGCCTGAATATCCTTTTGCGATATTATATTTTACCGGATCAAAAGCATTTAATGTTGTTATGCGGCAACATGCACTAAATATGGGTTATTCACTCAACGAACATGGTTTTACACCAATTCCTAGAAATAATACAACATTTAAAACTGAAAAGGATATTTTCGATTTTCTTAAACTAGAATATAAGACGCCGGAACAACGGAAGAGTGGAGTTGATGTTGTTATTCTTAATTCTACACCAGCACCAGCACCAGCACCAGCACCTGCACCTGCAAACAATAAAAAAAAGAAAAAAATTAAACTAAAATACAAACCGTCAGAATTTCCTAATAATTATTCAGAAATGGATCTTGGAGATGTTGTTAAGTTGATTCGACGAGCAAGTGATTATTATTATAATTCGGCGCCTATAATGAGTGACTTAGAATTCGATTTGTTAAGAGAACATGTTGAAAAGGTAGCTCCAGATCATCCAGTTCTAAAGGAAATTGGAGCGCCAATAAAATCAAATAAAAAAAAAGTAAATCTTCCGTATTTTATGCCATCTGCTGACAAAGTGAAACCCGATTCTCTAGACAAATGGATAAAAAAATTCAAGGGACAATATGTCATTAGCTCTAAACTAGATGGTGTTAGTGCATTATATGTCGTATCTGGCAATTCTAAGAATTTATATACTAGAGGCAATGGCGCCATAGGCCAGGATATAAGTAATTTAATACCTTTTATTGAAAATCTAAAAAATGTAGATTCAGGAGATATTGTTGCAAGAGGTGAAATTATAATTTCTGACAAAGATTTTGAAAATAATTTCAAAGATACAAAAGCAAATCCCAGGAACACTGTCAGTGGTCTAGTAACTAGCAAAACGATACAAAAGAATTCAATGAAATATGTCCATTTTGTTGTGTATGAAATTATTAAACCAACATTAAAACCATCAGAACAATTTGAATATGCAAAAAAGAAAGGATTTGAAGTAGCAAATAATGAAATCAAAAATGAAATTAGTGTGAAATTTGCTTCAGATACCTTGGTCGATTGGCGTAAAAATTCGCCATACTCAATTGATGGTGTTATTATCACAGATGATGATATTTATAAACGTGAAAACAAAAATCCAAAACACATGGTCGCTTTCAAAATGGTTTTGCAAGATCAGAAAAAAGAATCTGAAGTAATAGGTATTACCTGGAATACGAGTAAACACGGTTTAAAAAAACCAGTTGTTCAAATTAAACCAATCAATATTGGTGGAGTTACTGTAAGAAATATTTCCGGACAAAATGGAAGATTTATAGTTGAAAATAACATTGGAAAAGGCGCGATAATTGAAGTTGTTAGAAGAGGCGATGTTATACCCTACATTGAAAAAATTATAAAACAAGCAGATAAACCAGATCTTCCAAGTGGTAATTACGAATGGACAGCTACAAATGTTGATATAATCGTCCCGAAAGACGATGAATCACAACATCAAGCGTCACTCGCATTCTTTAGTGGTATTGGTATCGATGGATTAGGTTCAGGAAATCTGAAGAAATTCAGCAAAGCTGGTTTTAAAACAATTCCGGAAATCTTGAACATGTCACAACATGACATATTGCAAATCGAAGGATTTAAGGAAAAATCAGCAAATAGAATTCATAATTCTATACAAAAACATGTGAAAAATAAATTTAAAGATGTTCCATTAGCAAAACTAATGGGTCTTTCTGGAAGTTTTGGTCGAGGGATGGGAGAAAGGAAAAATAATGAAGTTCTAAAAATGTATCCGGATATTCTTGAAAAAGATCATACAGAAACTGATATTTATGAAAGAGTCCTACTTGTACCAGGCTTTTCAAAAAAAACAGCAATTCAATATTCTGAAGGACTGCCTAAATTCAAGCAATTCGCGAAAAACACAAATATTGATTATCAATATTCTTCAAAAAAAGAAGATAACACAAAAGTAGATAAAAATCACCCATTATTCGGGAAATCAATTGTATTTACTGGTGGGAAAATAGCTGATATTGAAAAATTTATTATTGAAAAGGGTGGAGAAATATCAAATTCAGTATCTACTAAAACGTTTGCAGTAATTACAAAAGATGAATCAACATCTTCTACAAAGTCGAAAAAAGCAGAGACAATTGGTGTACCTGTATATTCAGAGGATCGATTTCGAAATTTATTTCTATCATAAAGTAAATGTTAATAACAATTATTTCAATTATATTGTTACTATTTTTCGCAAGTTTTTTTGTGAGCGTCAAATTAAGTGGATTTGGAGCATCCAAAAAAAGTAAAGCATCCTCAAATGATGAAGGTGAAATACCACCCCCATCATCAGGATTAGCAAGATTTGAAGAAATACGATTCGATTTCCTTAGATTTTCTGAATTTTTCTTATTGAATAAAAGACCATATGGCATCAATAATCCTATTAATAATGCAACTGGGTCTATTAACACAGAATCACATGCGTATGAAATAGGCACATTTGACTCTACAGAATCAGAAGCTTGTAGATTAAATTGTGAAGATGACATGGATTGCAATGCTTGGGAATTTGGTGATAATGGAAATGGGGTTTCCCAATGCAGCAAATATAAGATACTCTCGTCCGCAGCTATAGAAAGCACAGGAAATAACCAAATAGGTTATGTATTTAGATCAAATGATAATTGGGCAGTTACAGATTTATCTGATTTGCCAAGAAACAAAAATTTCTTTAAAGATGTTGCTAACATGACCGTCCTTCTAGGAAGCAAGGTAAGTGCGCTAAATGTCAAATCTCAAATGATCATGGCGACAGACAACATAAAATACTGTTATGACGTAGAACCCGTCTCTTCGCCATCTACTTCATATCTTGAAGCACGCGCCGCGGCGTTGGAAGGTTTAGAACGTGCGTGTGAATTTTTCTTGTTTTCTAAAAATGTAAATTATCCAAAAAAGACTGAGCTTGCACTCGGAGTTGTTAACCTATTAATTAATGACACTGAAGAAATTGTATTTGGTGGGTCAGCAGATCTGTTAACTAAAAGACAGGAAATAATTTCCAGTATCACTCTCGCCGGACTCGACGTCGCAAATATGAAATACAGAAGTCTTCTCGATGCAATGTCGAAATACGACGCCGACGACTCGGGCTTCATTACTAAAGACGAATATCGTGACATGATTAAAGAAAATAATTCTTATATTTTCTCAATAAACGATGCTGAATTGACTGAAAAGGATATTGATGAGACCGCGTGTCTCGGCGATGCAGATATAGATTATTATGTAAATACATTCTTTTCACAATATGACAAGGACAACGATGGACGTGTATATGCGAGCGACTTGTTAGAAGGAATTGAGGGAATGCTTTCTTTACTTACGCCACCAAGCGCTTGCTTCGCTTATTAGCCTATTAAAAATTAATAAACTTTATGAAAATCTTCTCTAGTCCAAATTGGAGTTCTTTTCTTAAAATGTTTCGGTAATTCATAATTAATTGAATTAGCAACTTCTTCGGGTAAAAAAATGATCGCAGTTGTTTCAATAAAAGTAAAATAAGAAGACTGCATTATTTGATAATATAATGAATAATTCAACAGTTACGCTACACGATTTAAAGATTTTGTGTGATTACAATAAGTATGGTTTCAAATGGGAAAATTCGAGAAATAATATAAAAATTATTGTTACTATCCCAGATACAAATGAAGAGCTTATCGAAATTGGAAAAGGCGAATTAAAAACAGAAAAAAAGGAAAACGCTGTAAGAAATTTTATTAACAAATATAAAGAATTATTAAATATTGACAAATATTTGGAATATCGAATTCAAAAGAAAGAAAATTCGAGATTACCTTTTCATAAAAACAGATATATCATCCACGCTAAAAAGCAATTAAGAAATGTTAGAATTCATGTAAATTATCCAGATTATCTAAATTATCTTGGTAATACAATCGCGATTGACGCCGAAGGTGCAGCGCCAAATATGATTCAGTTATCAGATGGAATAATTGTATTGGTATTTAATTATCAGATGTATAAAGATATTATAAATAAATACTTAAATCAAACAAATAAAACACTAATCTTCTGTGACGCCGAATCTGATATTAAATTGTTGAAAATTACAAATACTAATTATTATGATATACAACAAATGTGGAAATCATGCCGGAGCTCTGGAATAGCACTTCCTAATATAACGAACCTAAAAGCGATGGCATCACATATCAATAATATTAAGCCCGTACTGCTAAGGCCAAAAAGCAATTTCTATTGGCCGGACAATGTCCGATGGAGTATGCCATACGACGACGATCACTTATATTATGCCGCATACGATGTTTTTGTAACATTTCAAATATACGAATATTTGACGAAACTGCAAAATGGAAATTAAACAAAATTTATAAAAAAAATTTTATTTGGTTTTTGTGTTTTTTTTAGTTTTTATTTGATTTTTGTTTTTTTAGTTTTTATTTGGTTTTGTTTTTTTAGTTTTTTTTTAGTTTTTTAAGCAAGTAATTCCAACAATCGCGCCTTTAAATCGGCCTTCTTTCCAGTTACATCATCACATCCTCGCTTCTCGAGCTCCTTCTTCAAATCAGCGACCTTCAAGCCTTCGACAAAATCGTGTTCTTCATCCGAATCATCCTTCTCGGTTTCCTCCTTTTGCGCTTTCTTAGCTTCCTTTTCAGCTTTCTTAGCTTCTCTAGCAGCCTTCTTTTGAGCCTTTTCCAGCTCTTTTGCTTCCTTGGCCGCTGCCTTTTGTTCCTTAAGAGTCGCCTTTTGCTCATCAATCGACTTCTTCAACCACATCTTAGCAATCTTCTTCATATCCTTGAACCCCGACTTTAGATTCTTCTTGTGCTCGGTCTTGGCTTTCTTGACTGTGGTGTTGTACTCCTTGAGGAACTCTTTGGCACGCTTCGCAACTTGCTTCGCCTCCTGTCTATCAAGCTTGTTTGCTTCCTTAAGTGCTTCTCTAGCCTTCTTATCTTCTACCTTTTGCAAAGCTTTTTGTACCTTTTCTTCTTCCTTCTTTTTAGCTTGTTCTTCAGCTCGCATGGTAGCGTCGACAAGAACTTTCTCACAATCGTCCCATCCGTTGAAATCGATCTCTAGGTAGCCGTTCTTAATGCACTTCGCTGCATCAGCAAATTTGCCACCAGATTCGATAAACTGAGACCAATCCGTGCAATTCTTGAAAGAATTGTACTTCTCGGCAAACTTTCCAGTAATTTCGGGCTCGTTCTTGAACTGAAGCGGAACATCTTCCTCTCCATTGAGAACGTTCTTCAACATAGTGGTCTGCTCTTTCGTGAAATAAGACATGGTTTGTAAGTTTTGTGTTTCTGTTGTGTTGTTCTTTGCTTTTGTCTAATTAATATTAATACCTTAGAACAAAAAACATGTCATTTTTTTGACTTTTACATAGAAATTCATTTTCAATATGATATTAGAATATACTAGTATGTTTAATCATACTAGTAATATTTGGCGATAGCAACTTGCTCGGCGACATGCCTAGCTTATTTAGTTCGATTTCATACATATATCGATAACGATTACAGAAGCATGAATAAATGCGGCAGCTAATAAAAATCCTGCTGCAATTAAGTGCTTACGCTTCGATCTCTGAATAGAATCTCCATAAACAACTGATATTATTAATGATAATATTACGAATGAGATTATGGAGAATTGAATACTATTTTCCATTATTATAATACTTGATATTTAAAATTAATATTATCCTCCTGCGAAGACAATGCTTAATATAAATACTGCAGCTCGTAATCTTCTAGATGACATATTTGTTGTTGGAACATAAGATTTTTTTGGTGAAACTAAAACCGTTTTTATTGTATTTAAGAATGTTTGCTCCGCCGGCTCGGGCCGATCGAGTTCCTCAAAACATTTTTTCATTATTACATCACCATTAATAGTTTCATATTCAAATAATATTTGTGCAATACAATTGAGAATATCTTTATTATTTTTAACCAACTCTGCTGCCAAATATTCTGCTTTATCAATTTCAGCAATTATAGCAGCATTTGCGGCTTTTCCACCAATAGCATTTGAAGCACCTTCAATTGCGAATTTCTTTATTATATTATTAGCCAGCAATGATGCTCTAAATACATCATCAGAAGCACCAGTCGATGTATCGCCATCAAAAACATATGATTCTGCGGCTTTACCCGATAGCATCATTATTAAGCGTTCACGCAGTTCCAATGATCTTAAGTTTCGTATATCACCAACGCCAAACATTGTTACCCCAAGAGATCCACCGGAGCGTGGTCTAATACTTGCTCTAACGGCATTATCAATATTTTTTAACACAAAAGAAGCTAACACATGTCCAGCTTCATGAACAGCAATTCTCCAATCTGGTGGAGGTGCTGATTCGTCATCGTCGCCATATATTGGTTTTCCGAGTATATTATCTTCAAGAGCTCTTTCAAAATAGGAATTATCAGCATAACTTTTTCCATCAGACATTGCGGACAAAACGGCTTCATTTACAACAGCTTCAATATCGGCTCCTGCTAAACCAGGTGACAAATTTGCTAGTTTTTCAACATCAACATCATCGTTTATTTTCGAACCATTATAAAAAACATTGTATTTGATATTTCGACATTTAATTCCTATTCTTCGTAAATCGGTTTCTTCAAACAGAATTGAACTTTCATTCATATATGCAGACACTCGTAAATTAGCTAGTTTTTTCGGCGATAATATCTTTAATGTTGTTCTTTGTCCAGATTCGGGCATCGCTGCTTGACAATAAATATTTGTTCCGTATTTATTTTTGAATACAATTTCTAAACTAGAAACTGAAGTCCAGTGTTTATTAATATAATGTTTATACAGTTTGTATCTTCCATTTACATCAGGAAAACCAAGATGTATAACATTATCAAAACGACCTTTTCTAACAAGTGCCGAATCCAATATATCATATCTATTCGTAGCAGCCATAACAATAACACTAGGTTGATTCTCATGTCTTGCTTTAAAACCATCTAATTCAACAAGTAACTGATTTAGTGTATTATCACTATCACGTGAAACGGCGGACAAATCGCCGCCGCGACTACGTCCGCATGAGTCTAATTCATCAATAAATACCATTGACATTCCTGTTTTTTTTGCAATTCTTCGAGCAGATTTAAATAAGGCCTTAATTCTCTCGACCCCAATACCAGCATATTTACCTTTTACAATTTCCGCAGCTGATACAACCAATAATGGTGCATTCAAATGATTTGCTGCTGCTTTCGCCATTAGTGTTTTACCTGTTCCTGGTGGACCAATCAAAAGAATGTTTCTTGGTGGATTAGCGCCGGCTCGTCTTGCACGAATAGCAACGGATTGTGAACCAATAATATCTAATTTTTGTTTTATATCTTGACATGCAAGATCCATTCCAATAACGTCATCCCATGATGTGAGATCTTTATTTCCATTAGAATAAAATTCAACAAAATTAGATATAGTTGTATCTAAATTTGTTGTCGTATTTATAAAAAAATTACCAAATATACTATTTATTAGATTTATACATTTTGGAGGATTAACCGCACACAATTGCATAAATGTAAGAGCAGATATTGTTATAGTTTTTCTTACTATTGACATACCCATTTGTGCCGCAGGACGCGCCGGGCGCGCGCCGGCGGAAGCATTACCACTATTATTATAAGGCAGGCTGGTCCGCAGTGGTTCGGAAGCATTCTTACCACCATTATAGGAAACTAAACTACGCCAATATGGCACCGAGGCCGAATCGACGATTGCCATATAAAATAGACAAATTTTTGCATATTTTATAATTACCATTATATCTAACTCCTATCTTTATTAAATAAATAGCGCGCAACTTGCGAAGAAATATAACCAGAAATTATAAATATATAAAATATGATATTAAGTTCATTTTCTGGTAAACAATTGGAAGTAAATGAATTCAATGGACCACTTGGTGAAAATATGTTACCACTCGCGAATAATACAAACCAATTTAATAAATCGCTTATAAATAGCAGTATATCTCCATGCTGTTGTATATCATATGTACCGTTTTTAAGTCCTTGTGTGCAATCATACACGAGATATAAGGTACTAAATCATATTTATCCAGAATCACATTGGAATGAATATTCATGTTTTCAAAATTATTCACCAAAATTATGTGGATATGGTAAATTCATGCATACTCATGGTAGAAAATGTCCAAGAATTAGCATGTGCATCGAAGCATTCTTTTTTCCAGGAAATACTGCTTCTATATCAAGAATGTTATTAATGGATAAATACAAATTATCACTAGATTCATGTGATAACAGACTAATTAGATGTAATAATATATGTGCCACATTACCACCATTCGCACGTGATTGCATATCTGATACAATTTCGAATTGTACAATAGGATGTATAACTTCTCAAATACATCAAGAGTTAAATCATCAAAATATACAAGAAACACCAGACAATATTACGAGACATGCATATATGGAATCTGCTTTTATGGAACAATCGTCGGAATCGACGGCGGCGACGTCGCAGGGAGACATTACAGATGATGCAAATGAGTCAACGCCTCTAATTGATGTATCATCCAAAGTAGCTGCTTCCAACAGAGCAAACAAAATATTAAATAGACTATCTATTTCTGAACGGAGTATAATTATCTAGCATAAGGCACAATTCATTATTTATAATAAAGTAAAATGACTTCTTATTTTAAAAAATCACCATATACACCTGCATCATCTTCGTGGAAGCGTAAAACAAAAAGCTTTCGAGATGCATTACCATTATCGCCTAGATTTGAAGATCCACTTGGAGATGATATGGATGAATGTGAGCCGCCTCCATATTGGAACGAACTATCAAAAGAAGAGAAGGTTGAAATTTTAGATCAGCAAATGGATAGTTATTGGGAAGAATATTATGGAGAAATTAGAAAAAATATTAATTGGTGGAAATATTCTACTATTTTTATGGGTGGAATGAATTTTTTTTTATATTTAGCATACCAGTGATAGCTATAAGATAATACAAAAAAATGACAAGTTTTTTGTTCTAAGGTCGTACCGCAGTACAATAAACAATACTTGAACTATCTGAAACAGATGGCGTTCTACTTAAATAAGGATGAAAAGGTTATTATTAAGAAATACTTGAAGGATAATTATGGAACAGAACTGTTGGTGTTTGTAAAAAACCCGAAGCTATCCGAGAAGAAATTAAAGAGATTTTTAGAATACAGTGATTCTAAGACTTTTGACGAATTCACGGATAATGGTGGAAATATTTCAAACATTTGGAATAATTTAAAAGACAATTTACTGCAAATTAATACGGATGACGCAGTAATAAATAACATCACAGCGGTCGCATCCAAGAGATATCAACAAAATCTGAAGGCGGCAAAGGTGCTCGCGGCGATCGCGCTGAAGGAAAAGGCAGAAAAAAAATTAGAAATTTACAAGGATGAACAAAAGGCAAAAGAAAGCATTCGTGCAGCAAGGAAATTGGCCGTTCAAATTGAAAAGGATACTCGCCGTTCAAAAAAGAATATGAGAAAAATCCTTAAGGTTCTTGTTAAAATTCATGAAAAAAAAATTGCGGCTGCGGCCAAGGCATCGAAGAAAAAGACACAAAAGAAGAAGGTACATTAGGTACCTACAGTACTATCACATAAAAACAAATAAAAAATAAAAAAATAAAAACCAAATAAAAATTTTTTTATGCGCTCATTTTTGCAGAAATCTTATCAGCACAAACATAATTTTCCAAACTAAAATCGTCTATGCTATATTCATTCCAATCTTTTTGGCGTTCGCCGCCCTGCTCCGCACCACCGAAGACCTCTGTCTTCGATGAACATATATTAATTGTTGGTGAAGGATGAATATTATTTTTTAATTGTTTTTTAACTGCATCTACATGATCCTCATATACGTGTGCATCACCAATACAATGAACGACACCACCAGGTGATAAACCCGTTCTTAATGCCATAATATGAAGTAATACCGAATAGCTAAACATATTAAAAGGTATTCCTAAAAACATGTCACCAGAACGTTGATAAAACTGAAGCCATAACTTTTCGGAATAATCAACATACCACTGTATTAATATATGACATGGTGGTAATGCCATTTCATTTATTTGTGATGGATTCCAAGCAGTCATAATAATCCTTCTTGAATACGGGTCTTCTATTAACATCTTCTCACACAATCGAAGCTGGTCTATACCTTTATAATGGCTTCTACTGCTAATGTACTTTTCACCCCAATGACGCCATTGAAATCCATATACTGGTCCCAAATCACCTTCTGCTCGAGATGTCAAACCTCTTGAATCTAAAAAATCGCGTGACGCATTCCCATCCCATATATGGACATTTTGTTCAACTAATGTTTTATTATCTGTATCTCCTGAAATAAACCATAATAATTCTTTTATAACAGTTTTCCAAGCCATTTTTTTTGTCGTTAATAAAGGAACTAATCCGTTTGAACAATCATATTTAAGTTGAACACCAAACATAGAATGGGTATTTCCGTTTCTCGTGTGTCTTATTGGTAAATCTATTATTTCTTTTAAATAATCTAAATAATTATTTTCATAATTGGGACGGGCGTACTTAAGGTATGCCACACATGATAGTAAAGATTGTGTAAATTCATTTTCTGGATGTCTTTCTAGGACTCCGACAGACCTTCTAGTAAACGTAATATAGTTTACTTTTTGTAATTCCGGTTTGTTCTTATTATAACAAGATACATTTGTTAAAACAGACTTATATTGACTTGATATACTATAATCATGAAATGGTAAATCAACATAAACACCGTCTTTTGGTTCACTATCGTCATCATATTCTGTTAAATAAATCTTTTTAATTTTACGAATATATTTACTAGAAATTAAGGATTTTAATAAACTAGCTCCTCCAATAAAGCAAGGTTCTTCTAATGTGTTAAATACATTATCTAAAGTACTTGTCCGCGCGTTGCACATAATACGCATGTAATAATTATTCGTTACCACAACATTTAATCTATCAGGTAAAGGTCTTCTATCTCTAGGAAGGCTACACCAAGTATTAGAACCCATAACGACATTTCCAATCGTTTTTGTTAATTCACTAAATCTCTTTAAATCAACTTGGCTTGAGAATGCTAAATCATTGTTAATACCCATTAAACCCTTCTTATTTAAAGAAATAATTATAGACATACTTAGACTATAATTAAAGACTTTACCTTATATTTAGGCCCTTGTGGTTGGCTGGCGATGGCCTGGGCCGCCGCGTCGCGCCGGTCTTGGCTATATAAATATAAAATAATAAGAATGGAAATAGTAAATCCCAAAAAAGTTATAAAATATATTGACTTGTGTTCTGGTATAGGTGGGTTCAGAATTGCAATTAATAATATGTCTCATATTTGTGACGCAAAATGTGTATTATCATGTGATATCAAACAATCGGCAATTGATACATATAATTTAAATTTTAATGAACAAAATGAGAAAACGAATATCTATGATTTGAAAGCAGAAGAAATAGAAAATTTTGATTTATTATGTGCCGGATTTTGCTGCCAGCCGTTTAGCACTGCCGGAAACAAAAAAGGGTTTTCTGATGATAGAGGGGGAATAATATTTAAAATAATTGAATTATGTAAATATCATAGACCAAAATATGTGTTTTTAGAAAATGTATTCAATTTAATAACAATAAATAACGGAGAATGTATTGATAGAATTACTATACTATTCGAAGAATTGGGTTATTTTGTTAATTATAAAAAACTCAATTCTAAAGATTTTGGATTACCACAAGATAGACAAAGAGTATATATTGTATGTTGTTTAGATAAAAAGATATGTTTTGACAATTGTGGAACACAATTGCCTAGATTAAAGATTCAGGACATAATTGACTATACTGATAGGAATAGTAAAATAGATAAATCATTTACAGATAAATTATTAGAATTACACACAAAAAAACATATTTATGGGTGTAAAATTGGTGACAAACGCGGTGGTGATTCTAATATACATTCATGGGATTTGTCGTATTCGGGGCAAATAAATCAAGATGAAACAAGATTAATGAATCAAATTCTTCTAGAAAGAAGAAAGAAACATTGGGCTGATGCTAAAGATATTGATTGGATGGATGGAATGCCATTAACAACAAGTGAAATAGAAACATTTAATCATTCACAAAATTTACAACAAATGCTTGATAATCTAGTATTGTTGAAGTATTTAAGATTGGAAAAATGTAAGGAAATTGTTAATGGTAAAAGAGAATATAAAGAGGATAGTGAAGAGGGTTATAATATTTGTAAAGGCAAACTATCTTTTCCAATAAGTAAAATTTTAGATCCTGAAGATGTGGCTCCAACTTTAACTGCGACAGATTCTAGCAAATTAGCTTTAATAATTGATGAGAATACAATTAGACAGATTAATAGAAAAGAAATTAAAAAAATTTGTGGATTTCCAGATACTTTTGAAATACCTGATAATGTTAACTACTTTGATTTATTTGGAAATATGGCAACGCCACCCGTTTTAGAAGCAATACTTCGCGTTATGTTAGTTTAGTGATTTGACCCGAATCCATGATTCCCATCATAATAACATAGTCCTTCATTAACATAGACAGAATTTGTATATTCCAGACATTTTTTCCATGCTTCATAATCTTGTCCGCGCCGAAGACGCAATATATTATTAAAATATTATTGTAATGTTTAATCTACCCAATGAAATTCAATTAAAAATATACGAATATGACTCAACTTATAGAGACATATTTCGAATAGTTTTATTTGACTTAATGCCAGTTGCATCAGTTAATAGAATGAACCATGTTTGGAAAATATGGAATGCTTCTGGAAGGGCGCGACACGGCTCACGCTCATCTCTTTCTATGATGTCTTATTTGATTAATGAAACAGTACCGGATTCTGATTTAATTGTTAGTAATTTATCAAGATGTAACTGTTGCTATAAACATTCTAATAGACGACCCTTACATTTATATGATCGAACGTGGATAGATTTTGGATTATCAAATCCAATTGAATGTTGTGATTACAACACAAAATGCACATGTATTTGCAGGCATTCATCACGATGGTTATGTAGGACATTCAATCAATATTTTCAGTAATCAAAAATAAATATGTAGATATAAAGTAATGGTATTAGGTTTAGAACCAATTAGTCTGGTAGAAATGGATACAGACAAATGGTTATCTGGTAAAGATTCAAATAATATTGTATTATATTTACAAAATAAATCATCAAAAATAGAAACATTTCTCATAAAAAGAAATTATTTAACATCAAATTTAACCCCAAATAATAGATATTATGAATGTGTATATTCTGAAAATAAGCAATTAATGATAAAAGATACTTCTCAGAAAGAATATTACAATATTGGTTACTTTTTTGGAAAAGTGTTTTTAATTACAAAACAAATGCATAAAAAGATACTTAATAATGATAAGACAAATGAATTCTTGATAGTTGAAAATGAAAATTCATCAAAATTTATAAGTAAAAATACTCTAGATGAAAGTCAAATAAAATTGATATACATGAATCTAAAATTTAACAGTATTGATAATACAAATTTTGCGCATGGTGCAATTGATTTATATTTTGAAAAGAAAATGGCTGTTGCGTTATATAACTATTCGTATAGATGGGATTCTCCTATTAATAAATATTTAATACAAGGAAATAGTTATTTTGATTCACAGTATTTTCAAAACTACAAAAATCGATACACTAAGCTATATGGTTCTAATAGCGCTGACCCAGCATATAATATAAAAGAGTGTATATCACGATTAGATAGTTTATTTTTAGAATCAGTTGATTTAACTGAGAAAAAAGGAACAAAATTATACAGAGGAATGAGAATAGAATATCCAGGACTAAAAAAACCAGGAGACAAAATTATTGTTAAAAATTATTCATCATCCTCAAAACAATTGTCTGTTGCGAAACGTTTCTGGAAAAAAGGAGAAAAATGTTGCCTATATAGATTGCACATTGATAGAGGAATTCCGCATATTGATATGAAAACAACTTCCTATTATAAAGGAGAAAAAGAAATATTATTGCCAAGAAATCTTGTATTTGAATATTTAACAGATACATACGATAATGATGGTGTTAAAATTAGAGAAATTCGTGTATCTATATCTTCACCAGAACAATTTAAAAGATATAACAGTTGTAAAAAATTAAAGACTGCAACACTAAAAACAGTAACTAAAAAATTTAAAAAATTGATTGAATCGGGTTCTCCAAAAGAAGAACTTGCTACTTATGAACAATTGAACCAATTAAAAGTAAAACAATTAAAACAATTAGCTGTGAAAGTACGCGCCAACATCGAATTTGCTATAGAAAAATCAGATATTATATCAAATCTAAGAGGAAAAGTATATGAAAAAACACTAAAAATGTTTGAAGAACCAAAATCAGAACCAAAATCAGAACCAAAATCAGAACCAAAATCAGAACCGTCTATAAATAAATGTAACAACAGAAATCCAGCACCACCATGTAAACCAGGAAAATACGCTAAAACGCGTAAATTATCCAATGGTAAAACTGAAAAATGCTGCTATGTAATTAAGAAAAAGAAAACAAAAAAATGTACTAATAGAAATCCGGCGCCACCATGTAAAAATGGTAAAATAATAGGAAATAGAAAATTATCAAACGGCAAAACTGAAAAATGTTGTTATAATCCTAATTATTTAAAATATATTAAGAAGAATAATTAATTATTTATTAATTGCTTATGAGTTGTGATTATGATATGTTTGGTTTAGATAAAGAATCATCTACTTTGAATGATGCAAAGAAAGCATATTATAACCTTGCTTTATTGGTTCATCCTGACAGAAATGCATGTATTAACAAAGAAACTGCAAAATTAGAAATGAAAGCAGTAACAAATATGTATAATAATATAAAAAAAGAGTTAGAATCACGTGATTTGAATAATAAATATAAGGAATGTTCTAATTTGGATGATATTCGAGAAAAGGAAATTGAAGAAATTGATAAGTTTAACAATGAAATGCCTAGTTTTATGGATATATATTTAGAAACACATGAGGATATGAAAAAATTTCACAAATCTTTTGAAAACAATATAGGTCAAACTCAAGATGATTATGTACTTAATTCTTCCGTTGGATATGAAACTATTACATCAGAATACGCAGGAAAGTGTTTTGATAATGTAACATATAGTCCATTGATAAATGATGACTCACATATTGTTCATTTTACGAAACCAAATTCTGAAATAGTAAGTATTGATAAATTAGGAACAACACATAAGCAGGATGGTTTCGATTATAGAGAGGCGTATGGATGTCCTGAATTCTTAGAAGATAGGATACCTCAGGACAGTGTAAAAAAATATAAAAGTTTAGAAGATTTGGAATTAGCATTCAAGAAAAAATGTAAGGAAATGGAATCATTGCCGTGATAATAAAAAAATTGTATTCAAAAAATCCTAAAACCAAAAGGCGTCACATACACGCGGGATTGGCAGCACACAGAAGCTAAAACGCTTCACTATACAATCTATCATTTTAAATAAATTATATATTTAATTATCATGGTTTTAGGTGATATTAATCATGATGGAGATGTTAACATACTAGACATTGTATTTTTAGAATCGCATTTAGATGTAGATATTAGTGGTAATCGTCCAAGTGAAAAATATAATGATGTTAATAATGAGCTATTTAATGGTGGCGTGACAGCTCTTGTTGATTATGTCATTGGAAACAGTAATGAATTGGAACCACATGATTTACATATAAGGCAAATAGATAATGTGACAGAATATAAATTATCTGAACTAAATAGTACGAGATTAAGTGCTGTTAAATTGACTTTTATAAATCCAATACTAAATATTGAGCAATCTACCATACCTTCAAATTGGGAAATGGCCATAAGTGATAAAGTTGTAGTATTATATTCATCTATACGACATTCTATAAGAAGTACTGATTGGTCAGTACTTTTTGAGCAGACACAGTCTAATAGTATTGATGTATCTGGTGAAATTAGATTTGTTAATGATTCCCCCGGATTTATAAATAATGCTCAGAAAATTTTGAAAAACGGATATCATGAACCAGAACCAGAGCCAGAGCCACAACCAGAGCCAGAACCTGAAATTTTTAATGTATTTTTGGATAAGAATGTTTTACAAACTGCCGTTTATGAATGGGCAACTATGGATAATCCAGTCGTCTTAGCACAATATGGTCCAATTGATGAGTGGGATGTATCTGCTATTACAGATATGAGCAAATTATTCCACGATGCTTCGGGTGCTTATGCCAATTTCAATGAAAATATTTCAAGTTGGGATGTGTCCAATGTAACAACTATGGATTCTATGTTTGAGAATGCGAGCTCATTTGACACACATCCTTTTGTTAATGTAACAGATATTTATCATCCATCCATCGGTAGTAATGGCCAGTTCTTCTATTTTGATTTAAATGAATGGAATTTAGCATTTGGAGATGTACAATCTGGAGATTCTAGTACATTTATTAATCAATACCGCAATGGTGTATTAATTAAGTCAGACTCTGTTTTTACTTGGGATAATGATAATGGAATACACGGAAGATTTGCTTCAGACAATGCTGCTGGAGACTGGCAAATAGGAGATATAATCGCTAATAGAGACGATTTGAACTTGAACGGAACAGTTGGTGATAATTCACTAGCTAGTTGGAATGTATTCAATGTGACAAGTATGCAAAATATGTTTAAGGGTGCAACTGAGTTTAATGATAATATTTCTAATTGGGATGTGTCTAATGTAACAACTATAGAATATATGTTTGCTCAGGCAGAATCTTTCAATATATCTCTTAATAGTTGGAATGTATCAAAGATTTCAAATATGGGTAACGTATTTGAATATTCTGGTTTCAATGAAAATATTTCAAGTTGGGATGTATCTGAAGTGACTCATATGTATGGTATGTTTCGATATAGTCCATTTAATCAACCACTTAATTCTTGGAATGTAGCAAAGGTTTCAAATTTGTTATGTGTGTTTTCTGGTGCCTCGTCCTTTAACCAGGACATCAGTGATTGGGATGTATCTTCTGCTACAAATATGTACCGTATGTTTGATGGTTCATCCTTTAACCAGGATATCAGTGAATGGGATGTATCCAAGAATACCAGCATGGGTTACATGTTTAGGGATACCCCATTTAATCAAGATATTTCTAATTGGGATGTATCAAAAGTTTCGGATATGAGACACGTATTCTTCAATGCTTATGCCTTTAACCAAGACATTTCAAATTGGAATATTGAAAATGTAAATGATTGGACCAATTTTGGTAGCAATGCAACACTTATGAGTGACAAGTTTCAAGATATTGTTGATGTATCAGGAACATATAAATGGAATTATTTCAAATACAAATTTGGAAATGATTTGGTAACAAATGGTAAATTTTTAAGAGTTCATGACGGGTCGCCTCCGACGCACGCGGATTGGGGAGTTCTGAATTTTTCAAATATTGATAGTTGGGATGTTGGTGGTGGGGTCAATTTAGTTTACAATAATGATACTGGTTTGTCGAGTTGGGGTAACCCAACTGGACTTGGTTCTAATATACCATATTTTATAGCCATGCAAGGGCATGGTACATATATTAATCAAACAATATATATAGATTCTTCGGGTACATATACTCTCTCATTTTCATGTGCTAGACGCAATCCTAATCAAATGGATCCGTATCAGGAAGAAGTACCTATATCAATTGAATTTAATAATACGAATATTACTCATACATTAAGTTCTACAGTTTTTGAAAATTTCTCAACTAGTTATGACATTAATGAACCTGGTGATTATTCTTTAAAGATTTCAAATAATATTGGCGAAGGGGGTGGAACCGCTGGAGTATTTATAGTTAATGTTAGAGTTTTCAATGGACATATCGCATCGGACGCTCTCTTGAACGCTGTTGATAGCTGGACTAGTGATTCTTCGGGTGCAGCAGAGTTGATTTATGGACATATTTCTAATTGGGATGTATCGACTGTGACAAATATGTACTTACTGTTCAAGCAAAAGGCCGAATTTAATGAAAATATTTCTGATTGGGATGTTTCCAATGTTACGAATATGAGTAATATGTTTTATCAGGCGACAATTTTCAATCAACCTATTGGCAATTGGGATGTATCCAATGTTACATCGATGAATACTATGTTCAAAAGCACGCCCTTTAATCAAAATATTTCTGATTGGGATGTTTCCAATGTGACAGCTATGAACTTTATGTTTCAGTCCGCCTCGTTGTTCAACCAAGACATTTCGAATTGGAATATTGAAAATGTAAATAGTTGGACAGATTTTGGCAACGGCGCCGCACTTATGAATGATGACTTTAGATTTATTAGTGCAACATCTAAATGGAATTATTTCAAATATAAATTTGAAAATAAAACTGCTCTAGAAACAGCTGTAACTAACTGGATTAGTGATTCTTCGGCCGTAGAGTTGATTTATGGACCTATTTCCAATTGGGGTGTATCCAATGTGACAGATATGGGTGATTTATTTAATGGCCAAACATCATTTAATGCAGATATTTCTAATTGGGATGTGTCCAATGTTACAAATATGACGTATATGTTCCGCTCGGCCTTGGCGTTCAATCAAAATATTTCTAGATGGAACGTATCAAGTGTTATTAGTATGTACGGTATGTTTGACGTTTGGTCAACAGGAGAATACGGTGATTTCAATCAACCTCTTGGTGCAGTTAATTTTGGAACAGGGGATGATCTGCCGGCAAATTTTGGGAATATTGTAATTCCAGGTTGGAATCAGGATGGCTCAAGTGGGCTTTTTACTCCT